ACAAGGCTAGAAGGGCGGCCTATCAAAAGAAATATCGGAGGAGCGAGAGTGGGGAAAGACACGGAAAATACAACAACCATAGAGCCAGAGCCAAAAAAAGAGGTATCGAGTGGATATTTACTTTTGAAACATGGTGGGAAATATGGGAGCCGCATTGGAATAAGCGAGGTCCGCGCTCCGATGATTTGCAAATGTGCAGATACGGGGATAGCGGCCCGTACTCACCAGATAACGTGAGAATCGATACGACAAGTAACAATCTTAAAGAAGCTAGGGAGGTACAGAGAGCAACGGATGTTCGATTCTTGGGTACGGCCAAGTTAAACGAGACTGACGTAATAGAGATAAGGCGCAGATATAAGCCCATGTGCAGAATTAACGGCGGCACTCCCCTTGCCAAAGAATTTGGAGTAACAGGCGCAGCAATAAGCTACATAGTTAATAATATAAATTGGAGAAACAAACAAATGAACAATTCAGATATGCCAGCAATGCCGTTTGATTATCAGGCAGAAGAAGAGGTATTAGGTGGTGGCGGTAAAATGTATGGCGGCCTTACCAAGCGGGAGCACTTCGCAGGTCTAGCCATGCAAGGGCTATTGTCAAACAATAAAAGCACTGGCGAGAACTTATACCCAGATATGGCTGAAGTCTCTGTATTTGTGGCAGACGCCCTACTAGCCGAATTGGAGAAACAGTAATGAATGAACTAATCGAAGCTATAAAACTACAACAGATAAGCCATGCAGGCATGTGGAGTGACGCACATCAAGCCGTTATTGAATCTGTAATTGAAACCATATTGGCCGGCAAGGCAATAGTTCCGGTTGAGCGTATAAATAACCTTGAGCGGGGTAGCTTGGAAGAGAACTTGCGCTTCGTGTATGACGCCTTGTTGATGTCATCGGCTCATATGATTCATCAAATTGAATGGAAGGCAGCGCAGGACAAGCCTGATAGATTGCTTACTGCTGATGAAGTCAATTTTAGAGAGATGGGATACTTAGAGAAATTAAAAACTAATCACTTCTTTAGACGACAGGCAGAGGCTTTTGCTCATATCCAGCTTGATAATATTCGCAAGGCTTTAAATCCACCAAGCGAGAGAGAAAAGCTAGAGGCTGAATTAGCGCTTAAAGTGCTTACGGAGCAATTAAAGTGAAATGGCTGGATAACCTAACCAATCGATACAGCTCACTACAATGGTGGGTAATCCTCATCACCCTTTCAATTATTACGTTAGCCTTTGGGATGCATGTTTATGGATAAGCTTACGAACAATTTAAGGAATTTACAGGCCGGTTTTTATAGTGATGGCGCTCTAGATAAGCCTATTTTATTGGTAGCTGCTGATCGCATAGAAAGTCTAGAGGCTCAATTAAAGGTGATTAAGGATGAGATAGCTGCACATAAGCGAACACGGCAGGGAGATGATGATTATTTAGGGAATAAAAACTTAGCCTCTGATCTGCGCCTATGGGCCTTATTGTCACCCCCAATAACGGAGAAGGATAATGGATAAGTACAAGGCGGCAATCATTGAGTACGAGGATGCGAGACAGTCAATAATCGATTGCGGTAAAGCTATCGGTGCGGCTGGATTATCACCGATTGAGTGGGATGGACAGACGCATACCGGCGGTAAGAGCTTATGCGTAACGCACAGGGATGGTGACTCACCCTTTAGCGAAACCTGCCTAGAGCATTACTGGGGGTGCAGAAAGGAGGCGAAAGAACATAACGACGAAAACGGCGGAGACTTAACCGCAGAGGATATTGATATTATTGATATGTGTCCGAGTTGCAAAGAGGTTGACCGGCTGGTTATGGTCAGAAAAAAGGAGCGTCAGAGGTTTGGAATAGCGAAAAGACGCATTACTCAATTAGGCAAAGGGGCAAAGCCATGAACACAATATTCGGCATATCATCACTCATTAGCGCTCTATTAACCACTGCTTACATTGTTGATCATCCAGTTGATATGGAGGCCGTTAAACGCACTCTAAGCCGATTCTGGCAATACTGTCTCAATGAGGACGGTGAGTATCTATTTGGTTATGGAATGATGAGCCTGGGACTGGTGGTGCTTGTGGTGATACTGCTTAACTGGTCCTGGTATATATAACCCTGTTAAAAAGTGAATGATTCGCCATGGGTAACGAAGCTGTGATTATTATACGCTAGTAATCTTCATGCCGCCCCTAATTTCCTCGTGCCTCTCAAGACTGTGATTAGCTGAGCAGTAAACCTCCTGCCTTTCTTCATTCCAGTATTTAGATTCAGGCAGTCCATTATTGCTGGAAATACATGCGCCACACACTGCGCACTCCCACCCAATAAAGCCGTTCATGGGTATATTAAACATCTGTTGGATCAATATTCATCATCGCTAAACCACTGTAAATTGCCGCATCTAGAGCATTGGCAGATATATTCTGGATTGCCATTATCAACAAGCCTTTCCCATCTATGATTGAACCAGCATAATATCCATAAATTCATTTCACTATTTTACCACAATCACCCCATAAATTCTTGTATATACGGTAATGGCTTGCTAGTATTACGGTGTCGGGTGCAAGACAGTTTTGTTCCCACAGAAGAAGGTTTTCCCTTGATTCACCTTCCCCGGCACACGAATTACAAAGAATCTAGGGCGTGTTTAAAAGCAATTGAGGTATAGATTTACCTTTCCATTATACCCCAAAACCGTTTTAAGCAGAGAGTAATTACTGGGTTGGATTAGCTGTGCTGAAAGTAGAAGCACTGATTCACGATAAGGTTAGATTGCCATAGCTGGGCGCATAAAGTGAATACATAAGCTTTATGACGGGGGCCTCTGAAAGTCGAAGTTGACTAAGCCCTGTTCGCCGATAGGTTTGATTCCTATCCTCTACGTAGCTCTGAATGAATGGCATCGTGATAACTTAACCATAAGCAGGGTTAGCGTCCTGCCTAGTCCAACACCGTAATTACTCTCTCAGTCACATTAGACGCAGTAACAATTGACACTGATGAAAACGCAACTGTTATCCAATCCCATGCAATGTTTTGCCGACTGTTAACAACATGGTACCAAAAGCCACACCAATTATGATAACTGTGTTATTTAGGTGATAAGTGCAGGGAGGGGGGATAGCCTATTACCCATTAAACCCTATAGGGGTTCTTCTGTAACTTGCATAGTGCAGGCAGGGAGGGGGGAAAGGTCGGCTTAGTGACTATAACTTTTAAGGATTATTTATGAAGATAGAAACAAAACTGAAGAGGTTAGCTCTAGAAAAAGGTGTTGAGGTGATTGATAGAGGTAATGGTCATTTTCAATTAAAGGGTGCTTTGCTGGTCAACTACTATCCCAATAGTAAGTCTAAGTCTGCGTATATTGCAGGAACCAAGAAAGCCCATAAAAATATAACGCCAGAGATAGCGATTGATATGTGTTTTACAGCTCCGGTAGCTCAAACATCAATCGTTAAGCGTAGAAGCAACACAAGGACGACTAGGGCGAAGATGCTCAAGAAGGGAATAACCGTGTGCCATTGGTGTCAAACGCCTCTGACGCTCGATACATCAACGATAGAGCATGTTATTCCATTGGTGCGGGGAGGGCTGGATAACGCGAATAACAGAACGCTGGCCTGCTACGACTGCAATCAAGATCGAGGCGGAAATATGCCGGAATTAAATAATGCAATTAACCATTGAAATAAAATTGTGGTGTGCTAGATTAATAAGACATGGCTTTGGTCGGCCTTTTTTAACACAAGCTAACAAAACTCAGTCCCTTTCTTTCTTTCGCTGCTTGTGGTGATGACCAAAAGAATTTAGGGGATTGAGTTTTTTTATGGGTGATGATTATGGATGGATGCACAGAGGATAGGTTTTTACGTGATACCAAAGATCACACTATGTCAGTTATTTTTGATGACGGAGTGAATAGGCATATCAGCTTCACTAACAACGGCTCGTCCTGCTATCGATTTGATTTGACCACATGGGAAGGACATCTTTGTATATCTGGCGATATGGGAACTTATGTGTTCCGCCGCCTTACTGATATGTTTATGTTCTTTCGTACTGACAAGAATGATTTTAATTACAACAAAGAAGGGATAAGCATTAACGCTGGATATTGGGCTGAAAAGCTACAGTCTGAGAAATCCTATTACAAGGGCATGGAATTTTCAGAAGATATGGTTATGAAGTCAATCACGGATCATGCCAAAGGAATAGCAGAAGATTATTCAGATGAGTATGAAGATTATACTGATCAATCGGGCGATAAATTTGATTCCGGTGAGGATTTTATTAATGCCTTCACTTCTGAAGTTGACGACCATTTTCAATATAGGGATATGGATGAGGTGCGTTACGTTTCGGCGGTTGATGATTTTAGCTCAGAGATAATCCCAAACCTTAATTTTACTGATTGCTGGGAGTGGCTTGATGCCCACAATTACACATTCCATTACATCTGGTGCCTATATGCAATTGCTTGGGGAGTTGCGGAATATGACAAGAGTAAAGAAAGCTAATGCAAAGCTACTACCTAAACCGCGTACATGACCTTAAATGTGCTCTTATGGAGCTATCAATCAATGCGACAGTAACAGGAGCCAGGATTGCGGATAACGGCGTTATGATACAAATAGAGCCTACAGAGCGCTATGAGGACAGACAGGTTATACATTCTTGCACGCTAATATTTAAAGATGTCGATTAGTTAATATGGTATAATTCTCGCGCGGCTAGGGTTGCAACCCGAACAACAGTTAGTCACTGTGCCGCGCTATTCGACTGCCTCTAACTAAGGAATCTAAGATGATTACCCAAGAAAGACTCAAAGAACTGGTTCGCTACAACCCTGATACAGGTATTTTTACGTGGAAAGTTAGCACCAGCTCAAGGGCCAAGGTCGGCGCTGTAGCCGGGCACCCGAATAAGCGTGACGGGTATATAGATATGCATGTAGACGGTTACGCAGAAAGGGCTCATAGGTTTGTTTTTATCTATATGACCGGCTCTCTTCCTAAAGGGCGATCAGACCATATCAGCGGTGTACGGGATGACAATCGATGGGTCAATCTGAGAGATGCCACCGCATCTGAAAACAATAAAAACGCAAGAATTAGTAAAAATAATACATCAGGATTTAATGGTGTTGTCTGGAATAAGAAGATTAACAAGTGGCAGTCTCAGATTAGAGTTAACTACAAGAGTATCAATCTTGGGTATTATGTCGATTTTAATAAGGCTGTGGCCGCAAGGCGCCAAGCTAATATTGAGTACGGATTTCACGAAAACCACGGGAGAAAGGTATGACAGATTACAATAAACTTGCTGTAAAGCATGGCGTATATGGTGAATATAAAAATGCCTGCAAAAAAGAGTCTAGCGGGGCGGGTAATGGCTGGAGGCATAATATTGAGAAGGCAATTGATTCGGCAGAAAAAAACGGAGATATTGAGGGTGCCATGAGTTTCTGGTGTAAAACTACAGCCCTTGTTAGCCACACTGAGTGGGCTGGTCTGAGATATAGAGATTTCTAACCCCCAACCATCCCAATAGACCCATCCACTATTTATTATGATGGCCTTAATAACGTTTATTTAAGCAAGGAGAAAGGTGTGACCAGAGAAGAATTTAATAGCCATTCGTTTGGAGCTTCAGATAAATTTACCTATGAGGGCGCGGCATATGACCTTGTCGGGGTTCACTTTACAGAAGCTTTATTAGGTATCGATATGTTTGATAGCCCTGATGATTTAACTTGGGTTCGGTGTGAAAGCGGTGAAATTTACACCCCCTAATAGCTAATTGAAATATAAAGGAGTAATACGATGGATGACGGATACAGAATTGAGAAAAAAGAGCGTTGTGGTCGTGAACAGTTCCGCCTACAGAAGAAATGCTGGCTAGGATTTTGGCTTACCGTTACAGAAATAAGCGCAGATGGCTATCCAGAGTTATGGTATTACTCAATCGATGAGGTTAACGAGTTCTATAAAAAATTAACCACGCCGATTAAGATCGGTTTTATCAAACCCAAACCTAATAGCTAATTGAAATATAAAGGATATGAGATGAGGTGCAGACACTGCGAAAATAAGATCAGATGGTATCAGCGGGAGTTCAGCTCCATATGGTGCCTGCCGGGAAACGTCCATTACAAGTGCAGGGACACATACCTAAACTCACTGCTGTGCAAGATGTGGGCAATGATTACCGATGAGCAGAAACGATCAATAGATAGCTAATTACCTACCACTCCCCATAGGGTATATACTTGCGCTATGAAGCTACCCGCTGAAGACATATTGCAGTATATCGAGATAAACCGAGGCATTGTTATTGTCCGGAACCGATACGCTAGCCGTGAGTATTACAACCCCTATCATCCAGACGGCAAGCATATCCCAGCCTTTCGAGCCAATAATGGGAAGGGTGACGGCAAGCATGTAACGCTGGTAGAGATAGCCAAAGAGATATTTGTGGTAGACAGCACAGGAAAGGCAATAGCTGACCCTATCCATATACTTAGATCAGGCCGGGACAATGGCAGATGAAGAGAACGATAAAACCAATATGGCCTTTGAAGCTTTAATCGATGATGCTAAAAAACGCGGCGTTATCGACCAGGAAGGCGGCTATAAACTCAAGCGCCGGTTTCGGATTAACTCAGAATCTAGCAAGTGGGTTATGTCTATCAGGCAAAAGGTGATAAAATATCCTCTTACAACAGCAATGGCGCTCGCCTCTGGTAGTGGTGGAGTGGCCTATTTCTTCGATTTATTTAACACGGTGGATTAGATGGCTAACGGCAAAATAGCAAAAATTACAGATGTGGGCGCTCCAATACTATTGTCTGTAGTGGCTGATAGCTTCCAATCCGTTGATGATGCTGGCGGCGTAGAGTTCGGCAGCAATACCAACTACTCTACAGGATTAGGTTTTAACACAGGCTCTGACGGTGGTTTGAACTTCGTTGATTACGCATCTTCGGCCGAATTTCTCGCTCTAGATGGGAAAGGGCAGATTGTTTGGAAAGCGACACCGGTTGGTGTTACACAGTTCGATAACAACGCGAGTAGCGGGGCAGGTACGGCTTTTGTATCAGGCTCTAACGGTTATGATCGTACCGTTAACGGAAATATGCTCACCAATAGGTTAGAAAGTGACGGCCCAGCAGGATCATCTGTCAAGGTAACCCCCGGCGAATTCACCAACACTAAGTACGTTGCTGCTGCTAGCCCCACAAATATGCAGGTTCACAGCTATCCCGATAATGCCCACATTGAATACTGCTTTACCTTTGATGACTCGCTAGGCCCTAACGGTACATGGGAGCTACGGGCCGATGGTGCGCCCATTACAACGGGCGAAATGGGGACTATTGTTGGCACTGAAACGTGGTTCCAAACAATCTTCGGCGTCAACCAGGGTGGAGGGGCTGAGTATCTAGGCGATGTCGAGTCAGCAGCCTTTCAGATGGATCTAATTGTTAGTTCTGACCCTGTAGTCGCCTTATCGGACTTTGGCACTATTGGTGTATTTGGTGATTCTTTTGCTGACTTCTTTACACGTACCGGTGACAATCAAGCGCTAAACCTGACAGGCCATTTCCAGCTACAAGCACTGTTCTTTAATAAGTTCCAACAATCGGTAACGATCACCCCGGATGCGAACAGCGGTTTCACCATGTGCGACACTGGCGCCAATGATCTAGTTGATGAGTTCCCGGGCTTTGTGGCTACAGCCCCAAAGATAGGGGTTGTTTTTGCGGCTAATAACGACTATCTAAACGCTAGTGATGCCGAGATAGTTGATGCGACCACAGGCACCCAGAAAAGATACGAAGAGTTAATTACAGACTTATTCAATAATGGCGTGACAGAGAGAGTTATTATACTAACGGGAGGTAGTCCAGCAGCAAACACTTCTACTGACACAGGCCCAAACAGGTCAAGATTTAATACAGTAAGAAGCATTCAACTTGGATTAGGTAGTTTTGGTGACGCATTAGCTCCCGGCTTCGTACAGGTTGTTGATCTATATACTTTATTAGGTCTTGATGCTTTCAGTGTAAATTACATAGGCTGGTTAAGTACTTTAGGTAATAATACCTCTCCGGGCGTGGCACTTCCGGATAATATACATCCTTCAGGTCAAGGTAGTTATGAATTATCGACAGAGATTTTCAATGCCATATTTGCATCTGAAACACTAATAACAACCTATGATAATCAACTATTCACACTAAACTCATCGGTTAACCTGGATGTATCGGGTAATTGGGTAAACATAGACATCAATAGCTTTACATCACCCGATTTACCCATAGGTCTATCCATATCATCCGCAGGAACGATTACAGGTAATATGCGAATAGGTGGTATTATCGACTGTAATATTCATGTAACCGGTAACGACGGGGCAAAACTCAGCGCAGGCTTTATCTGGTACGAACGTTTATAGGGGATAAGACATGGCACATAAGACCGGACCAAAACGAGGCCAAAGGGCAGCCACGAACAAGAAGACCAAGAAAAAAAGTAAAGCCAGGAAGACTTCACACAAGTAAGTATCATTTATTAAACTTATGGTATAGTAACAACACATTCACAATGACTATACCGTCATGAATACTGAAGAGTTCAAACAATCCAACATCCCCAAGCAAGTAAGGGTTGATGATACGGATGATTACAAGGCAGGCATGAAGATCACCTTCATTGGTAACGATCAGCCTTTTATCATTATGGATGTATTGAATGAATACGACATAACAGTGATACCATTAGGCGTGCTTCACTAACCAAGGATTAAGTCATGATTGCAAGACGAACATTTTTAAAGTTTATTGCCAGCGCGGTAGTGGCTAAGTCATTACTGGATAACGTAGCTGTAAAGGCTATTGAATCGGCAGGTAAGGCATCACGACAAGTCCTTAAAGTGGTATCTACTGCTGGTTTCTACGTGGGATGCCAGATAACGATTGCAGGCGTTAATTGCATGGATGGTATGCAGCGTACATTTACAGTTACTCAAATCGATAACGGGACAGATTTAGTACTAGCTTAGAAAGTATAACAGTTCCAATACTTAAATTGAGGATAGCCGCGTGAGCGAGACAGTAGTAAAGAAATCAGGGAGGCCGACACTTTACACGGATAAAATGAATCAAGCCGCTAAAGATTATGTCCTAGGAGGGTATGAGGACGAGGGCCATCCTTTCCCAAGTATCGTAGGAATGGCCGTAGTATTAAACATAGCTAAATCAACACTTTACACTTGGGGCGATGATAATAGGGGCGATATTTCCGACACGTTAGATCAATGTCAGGATTATCAAGAGCTTAAAGTGATGAACGGAAGCATTACCAACGTACTAAATCCCACCATATCCAAGCTCGTATTAGCTAACTTTGGTTACCACGATAAGACAGACGGCACCTTATCAGCTCCAGGCGGCGGCCCTGTTAAGTCAATCTTTGAGTTTATCCCGGTGGATGCCAAGTCTTGAAGCGTATCAAGATCGAATACGTCAAGAACCTTTATCCTATATTCACCAAACCCAAACGAATCAAAATCATAGTCGGCGGTCGTGGCTCAACCAAGTCAACCGGTGTAGCTGATTATGTATCGGCTAAGATGTCAGTCGGTGAGCTATGGTGTTGTGCCCGGGAGAACCAGAACAGTATTGAGGAATCAGTTCATAGAACGATACTGGACGAGATAGCCCGGTTAGGCATGAATGGATTCGACGATACCAAGACCTCAATCACTCACTTACCTACTGGTGGCCGTGCCTTCTATCGTGGACTAGCTAGGAATATCACCAGCCTTAAATCTACCCTGTCCGGTGTTGATGGGTTGTGGATTGAAGAGGGTGAGGATATAACAGCCAACACATTAAGAACCTTGACGGCCTCTGTTCGTCTGAATGCCACTGATACCGAAAGATTATTAGATGGCCGACAGATAGAAACCATTGAAGAGCTTGATGCATTACTAGCTGATAGCGATATTGATATGCCTGAAATCATTATTACAATGAACAGGGGATCAAGGACCGGCGCTATTGCTCAACAATGGTTAGCCCGGGCAGAAAGAGACTTGCAGCGGTGTGGCTACTATGAAGATGACCTGATTATGGTTGTTGAGATGAACTACACCGATATGCCTAAGTCATGGTTCATTGCTTCAGGCTTGGAGCAAGAAAGGCTTGACGATGAACAAAAACTATCTAAGGCGGCCTATGATCACAAATGGAACGGCAAATATCTCGATGAAGTAGAGAATTCTATTATTAAGCCTGAGTGGTTTGATGCGGCCATTGATGCCCATAAGATTGATCGGCTTAAGAAGGTATTCGAGCCAAGAGGTGCCAAGTTTGCAGCTCATGACCCCTCAGATACCGGCAGCGACCCTAAAGGTTACTCGTTACGTCATGGCTCTATTTACCTGAAGGTATTGGAAAAGACTGACGGTGAAATTGATGAGGGCTGTGATTGGGCTACAGCAATGGCTATCCGTGATGGTGCTGACTGGTTTATATGGGATGGTGACGGCATGGGAGGCGGTCTTAAGCGTCAGGTATCCACGGCATTTGCCGATACTCACGTTAAAACTCACATGTTCAGAGGTTCATTGTCGGGCGTTGGTCAAGATAACGCTAAAGATATATACTTACCCACAGACGGGGAGAGCAAGAAAGATAAGCCAAAGACTTATGCCGATACCTTTACTAATAACCGGTCACAATATTCTATTAGTGCTGCTGATCGGTTCTATAATACGTATCGATGTGTTGTAAAGGGTGAGTATGTAGACCCGGGTGATATGATTAGCATTGACTCTGATGGTGTTGAGTCTATGGATAGGCTGAGGTCAGAGGTTTGTAGGATACCGAGAAAGAAAAACAATACAGGCTTAATCCAGATTATGAGCAAGCAGGAAATGAAGGCTTTAGGTATTGATTCTCCCAATATGTGGGATACTGTTATGATGAACCAGTGGCAGCCGCCTATTGAATCCAAGAAGAAGCGTAAGCCACAGATGCAAGCCAAGAATTTCTACTGAGATTAACTTATGCCACATGAGAGCAACGAATCAAGAGATGAGCTTACCCGCATACAAGAGTTAATCAGTAAGGATTACTTTGCCGTTGATCAGCAGCGTGACTGGTCGAATGAGGATATGCGCTTTTGTGATGTTGACGGCGCGATGTACGAAGACTGGTTTCGTGAGCAGTTTGCCAATCGTCCTAAGATGGAGTTTAACAAGGTAGCCCAGGCTGTACACAGATTCTCCGGCGAGTGGGCAAGTAATCGATTTGATGTAAAGTTTCTCCCCGATGATTCCCGTTCGTCTGTTGCTGATGCTGAGCTGTTAAGCGGTATGTACCGTAAGGACTTCAGGCGCTCAAGTGGCGCCGAGTCTATTGATAATGCTGTACTTGAAATGGCGAAGGGTGGCTTTGGTGCGTTACGGTTAACGACTGAATTTGTGGATGAGGAAGACCCTGAGAACGATGAGCAACGTATCTTATTCGAACCTATCTACTCGGCTTATAGCTCAGTGATATTCGATGACAATGCCAAGAAGTATGACAAGTCAGACGCCAAGCACGTTACTTACCTGGAGCAGATGACTCGAAAGTCTGCTGAGGCTGAGTGGGGTGATGGTGTTAACAGCGCATTCCAGCCACCTGACCAACAGCGATTTAATTGGGGCAATGTTACTCATGTGTGGATAGGTCACTTCTACGAGATCATCACTAAGAAGACTGAAGCGATTGTATTTCAAGACCCATTAGGCAAGAAGAAGACTGTCTATGCTGATGATTTAAAAGGTTTACTGCCTGAGATGGCTGACGGTGGGTATGAAGAGAAGTCAAGACGTAAGGTTAAACGCAGGTCTGTTTGGAAGACGGTTGTATCGGGTTCCGAGATACTGGAAGAAGCTGTACGCATTCCCGGCAAGTTACTCCCTATCATACCTATGTATGGTTTCCGGTCTTATGTGGATGGCAAAGAATTTTGGTATGGGTTAGTTCGTAAGAATAAAGACGCTAACCGGTTGTTTAACATGAGCGCCACCAGCATTGCAGAGACAGCCGCTACCACGTCGAAAGATATGCCAATCTTCACGGATGAGCAGGTTGAAGGTCGTGAGTCACAACTGTCTGAGATGCATTTAAGCAAGTACAACTATAGCGTTATTAATCAGCTATATAACGAAC